ATAGGTTTGGCAAAGATAACCAGTGGTGTACCTACAGTGCTATTTACAAATCTCTTCTGCATAACGGACAGTTGAGCGCGGAAAAGCTGAAGGCGATTCTGTCTTGCAATACTTCGGGGCTTGTTCCGGCGAGCATTGATGAGCCGCAAGAACGAATACAGAAATTTTTTCTGCAATACGATCAGGAGGAACACATTGCGCCTAAAGATATTGGTAATCAAATGCAATCAGTTAAGCGGGCTTACGCTTAATAGCATTCGTAAGAATATGCCTGATTGGGAGTTTGATGTAGTTGATTATAATGGCGGTTTTATAAGAACAGCACTAATGAACTCTGACGAGATTTGCTTGGTTGTCAAGAGCGGAGTAATATTAGATATACAAGAAGGCGATTTGCCAGAAAAAGCGTTACTAGAGCAATACGACATATGCGTGAGTCGAGAAGGAGTGTTCACAGATAACTCTGATAACAAGCATATATATGGGCTGATCGGTAGCAATCTGAGCAAAAAGTCGATGGATTTATCTGTCTTCTGTATCAACCCAAGTCGGTGGGTAAGAATACCAGACGGTGATGCAGGTGTCCTTGGTCGCGTGAAAAGATTAAGAATGCCTAGGCACATGAACCATAAGTGCGATGTGATTATTCCAGAGGCTGTTAGCGCAAGAGTCGCTATGGACTACGGTATGTTAGGAGAGCAAGCATCTGTTTTAAATTACACATCTGTTTACGAAAAAGGAACAGCTAATGGCAACGAGATGTTTGCCTATAGATTAGAAACAGCATTAGAGTTTTCAGAGGGATTACCTGATGATGCCCGTAAAAAGGTTGAAGCAGTGGCGCTGAAAACATTGCATAGAGCCGCCAAACTAAGAAAAGGGCTGGCTAAAAATTTACCATTAGGAGTTAGCAAATGAGCATGACAATTGATTACATCACAGAACTTAGGCGAGTCGGTTGCGTGACGACTGAAAACTTTACTGATATTGTTAAGTATATTGAGTGGGAGGTGCATTTTTTTGAGACTAGCCTGCCAGATCATCACAGCGTAGCTTTGATAAAAACAGAACTAGATGTAGACGATGTTAATGCTGAATCCTTCGTAGCGTTTTCTGATGTGACCAAAGCGAACATTGTCGCTTGGGGATTAGCCAAGCAAGGCGGTACAGATTTTTTAGATATCCTGCTAGAGGCAGGCCATGCTAGGAACGTAGAAGATATGCTGAGAGTTTCACAGTACACACAAAAAGACATTGACCTCATTCCTGCGGATTAGAGATACAGCTATGCCATTTTATTCTCAGCAAAGGCGCGAATTACGGGACGATGTATATGTAGGCGGCTCGGTTGTCAGACAAGATTTTACGGTCGGTGCAAACGGAAGCAAAGCTATACTAGAAGAACTTAGACAAAAGTTCCCTGCTTATAGTCCTTTCGGGGTAAGCCGGAATAATCTTGTAGGTCGTTATGAAGGATACAGAGAGCCTTATACAAATCCAAGCATAAGCTGGTATGGTCTTGATGCGTTTCCATCGGAGGCTTTACAGCTTTCGTTTGGAACAAGCTACCCTAATAGTAACTTGAAACATTGGTATGGCCTAAAGTTTGATTTGGTAACGGAAGCCGTCCAGCTTAAAGTTGTCATAAGAGAATACGATGGCGCTAAACCTGCTTTACCTGTACCCAACTGTTTTTATGCTGTCACGCACGAACAGGATGGGACTTCTTCAGATTGGATTGATGTCTATTGCAAAGCATCTGTGACAACCATCACTAATTTTTGTAGAGACAATGACCTACAGTACCCTTTCGCACCGACAACTCATATTGATGCTGATGAAATAATTTTTTGGGGATTCGTATTTAACAAGAATACACTCGAATATAGCGTGGCGAAGGGTTACGCAAGATATGGTCTAGAGGCGTAACAATGATTGATCCAATTACAGCAATGTCAGTAGCCGTAAATGCATTTGGTACGATCAAGCGTATGGTGTCTGCTGGCAAAGAAGTAGAGGATACCCTTTCACAGATTGGGCGTTTCTATGGTGCTGTGTCTGATCTGACAGAGGCCAAGCGCCAAGCAGACAACCCTCCGCTGTTTAAGAAGATTATTTCATCGAAGTCGGTTAATGAAGAAGCGATGAATACATACGCTCGGACTAAGCGCACACAGCAGATGGAGCGCGAACTTAGGGAGTTGCTTATGTATACCTATGGTAAAGAAGGCTACAACGAACTAGTCCAGCTACGGCGTTCTATCGCCGCACAGCGGGAAAAGACAATCTATTTGCAAGCTAGAAAGCGCAAAGCATTCTTCTGGAATAGCTTACAGATCACTGGGATAGCTGTACTTGGCTATGCCGTTTACTTTGTATTCGCATTAATATTAGGAGCCATGAATGGCAACGGTTAAGGAAGCACTGTTAAAGCTGGAGGCTCACGAACGCGAGTGCGCTGTGCGAATGGCAAACATAGAAAAACGGCTAGACGATGGCTCTGAGAGATTCAAGAAATCTGAAATGATGCTATGGGGTATGTATCCTTTGATTATTGGTTTATTTCTAATTGAAAGGCTTTACTGATGCTGAAGCTATTACTAGCACCTATTGCCGATCTTGCTGGCGGGTTCTTGAAGAACAAGGCCGAGCAGTCCAAGGCCAAGCATGAAGCCAAGATGAATGTAATTCAGAATGACGCAGATTGGGAAGCCAAGATGGTAGATGCTTCTGCTAACTCGTGGAAAGACGAGTTCTGGACTTGTATTTTAGCGATCCCCATATTCATGGTGGGGTATGCAATAATAGTAAATGATATGTCGGTAATACATAGAGTTGAACAAGCGTTCGCCGCACTAAATGATTTGCCAGAATGGTATCAATACTTACTGTTCATAGCTATCAGTTCCAGCTTCGGTATCAAAGGTGCGAGCAAGTTAATGAATATGAGGAAATAAAAATGTCAGAAGATGCTAAGAAAGAAAAGCTAAATTATTTTAAGCCCAAAGAGTTGAAGTGCAAGGCCACTGGCGAAGAAGGATTCGACAAAGACTTTCTTGAGACGCTAAACGCTATTCGCCATGAGTGCGGCTTTAGCTTTGCCCTATCTTCTGCTTACAGGTCGCCACAGCACCCCATAGAAGCCCGCAAAGAAGTGCTAGGAGCGCATACCACCGGAAAGGCAGTAGATATACTAGCCAGCGGAGAAAAGGCGCTAGAGATCATTAGAATGGCTCAGAAGCATGGTATTCAGCGAATCGGCATACAGCAGAAAGGTAGCGGCAGATTTATTCACCTAGATGCCTGTACTGAAGAAGATGGATTCCCTTGCCCTGCTATTTGGAGCTATTAACGGCCAGATAGATTAGTTATACTTTGGGTGCGCAACAAAGCGTACACCGTGAATAGTGTTTATGTGTCACCCTATTGCCCTGCCTAGTGCGGGGTTTTTTTTGTCTTTTTTTAAATAAAGTAAACTAAAAGGTTTACATTAGGTTAAACATCAGGCAAGATATCACCTCAATCAATAAAACAAGGTTTAAACAAATGACTAACTTAAATATATATAGCGATATTACAATTATCCGCGCTATCGAAAACCATGAAACTATTTTGTGGCAAATACAGGAAGGTAAGATATGGGAGACTGCTTATACTCAGGGTCTTTTAGAAGAAGAATTAGCAGAAATGCAAGCCGAATTAACGTGCAGACATACAGACGCGGAATATGAAAAGAATCGCATTCAGGGTCTTTTAAAAAAAGAATTAGCAGAAATGCAAGCTGTAATGACTCACACATATACAGACAAAGTTTAATTAACCGCCCCTTCGGGGGCAAATGCTGTAGGAGGCAAGCATGACTACACAAAAATATGTTAAAGATAATATGCAGGAGTACAGGGTATATAGACAAAGATTGCTCTCAGAAGCATTGGATACTATGTGCCACTGGAGTTTTTACGAAACCCTTGATGCGCTTCAGCGTTCACCCGAATTTTACAAAGCCTTTCAGTTTCTGGAGCAATATCATCGTGGAATTTTAAGGCTTTATATTAACTACGCGCATAATTTTAAATAATTAGGGGGAAATAATGGGAATCAATGATCTTAACGATCTGGAGCGCGGTGAGTACGACTGCGTTACAGGTTATCAAGCCCTAGAGGGGCAATCAGAGGCTTACTATGTTGGATATGGTGAGCAGTACGCAAAAGAAATGACTGTAGGAGGTCGCAATGAAATCAAGTGAATCAATCAATGAGTTAGCCAGCGCACTATGTAAGGCGCAAGGTCAAATGGGGGGTGCTGTTAAAGACAGTGCCAACCCTTTCTTCAAATCTAGCTATGCTGATCTAACGTCAGTTATCAAGGCCATTAAGCAACCCTTTGCTGATAACGGCCTAAGCTATACGCAGTTCCCAGTAAGCAATGAGAATGGTGTCGGTGTATCCACCCGCCTGATGCACATATCTGGTCAATGGCTAGAAATGGAATACACCCTGCCTACGGTCAAGAAAGACCCACAGGCATCAGGGTCAGCCATAACATACGCAAGACGGTACGCTTTACAGTCTATCGCAGGCATCCCAACTGCTGACGATGATGCAGAATCTGCAATGCTTCGCGGTGATGACAAGAAGAAAATTACTGAAGATGAAGTAATTTCTATCAAGAAACTTCTTGATGACACCGCAAGCGATGAAGCCAAGTTTTGTAAGTGGCTAAAGGTTAAGTCTATTGATCAAGTTCTAGCTGTACATTATGACCGCGCTATTGCCGCGCTAGAGGCTAAAAAATGAAAGAGCAAATCATGGAAAAAAAAGTCGTACATTTAACTTGCCCAACTTGTGATGATGTTTTAGGCGCACTTCCAATGCCGTCTGAAGACCCTGACTGTGCATATATGTTGGAAGGGGTTTGCGTTGATTGTGCTGTTTTAGTTCATGCCTATACGCCAACTAAAGAGTATTTTAAGAAATACCATGATCGAATTGCAACGGAGGTGTTAGGTGATAATACTAGATCACGAACAAGGCACTGAAGAGTGGCTTGCCGCACGATTGGGTAAGCCATCTGCCAGTATGTTTTCTAAGCTGATTACGCTTACTGGGAAGCCATCTACTTCTGCTGATGGGTATGTCAATGAATTAATCGCGGAACGCCTTACAGGGCAATCTGAGCCATTCCATGTTACTGAGTGGATGGAGCGTGGCACTGCATTAGAGCCAGAAGCTAGGGAGGCATACGAGTTTATCTCTGGCAATGATGTAATCGAGACTGGATTTATTCTTGATACTAGCTTTGAGTTTGGGTGTTCGCCTGATGGGTTAATACTGGATCAGGGCGGCTTAGAGATAAAATGCCCAGCCCCCAAAACGATGGTTAGCTATCTTAGAGAACCGCAGGTAGGCGTTAAGAAATACTGGCAACAAATCCAAGGCTGTATGTGGATTACCAAAAGAGATTGGTGGGACTTCTTTGCCTACCACCCAGAAATGCCGCATGTCCTAGTGCGGGTTGAGCGCGATGATGACTATATCGCAAAACTAGCCATCGAAGTCGAAAAGGCTGTGGCTGAAATACTAAACCAAGTGGAGAAGTTAAAATGAAAGTAGGATTATCTGTAAGAATTGATGTCACCAAGATTGATAAGTCACGACTGTATAAGGGTGCAAAAGGTACTTACCTTGACCTAACCACATTCGTGGATACTGAACAGCAGGATCAGTACGAAAATAATGGCTTTATCAGTCAGTCCACCACCAAAGAAGAGCGTGAAGCGCAGGTACAAACGCCTATTCTTGGTAACGTAAAGGTGTTTTTTACTGACGGCCAAACAGCCGCCCCAGTAACTAACGTGGCTAACATGAGCATTGAAAAGCTGGATGAAGATATACCGTTCTAAGGTAAAAAACCCCCCTACGGCACAAGTGCTTTCGGGGGGAAACCATAGGAGGTTGCGGATCGGGGGAACCCGCCAAATAAATATAACACAAGGTCTTAAATCATGGAATTAATCGACACTGGCAAATGCCTAAGAAATGCACAAAAAAGCCAAGGCATAAATAGCCGTCAACTTGCAAAACTAGCTAACACATCACCCCAGCAGGTATTAAGATGGCGCAAAAGCAGTAACCTTAAAGTCCATACCATTCAAGCGTTATGCTCTGCTTTGGGTATAACGATTGATGCTTTTATAGCGTTTGGTTATAAGTAGACTTTTAAGTTTACTTTGTAGGTTTAATATTTTAAGGTACAAAAGTATTCGGGCTAGTGGCTGACGGACTCTTTAGATTAAACGTCAGAGCGTGGTTGACCCTCCAGAGCATAGCCCCCGAAGCAGATCGGTTTCTGCTAAGGGATAGATTAGAGATTCGATACGAATACGAATTAACCGCTGAGTTGCAAAAGCCCTCAGATCGTAAATTTACTAGGACTCTAGTAAAAGGGTTAAAACATCCTTAAAAAAGTATTTAAAAATATAATTTATCAATAAATCTGGCGAGGCTTGCCGAGCCATAGGAGAACAAAATGGATAAGCATATTGAAAGCGCATGTAAGTTGCTTGATATGTCTCAAGAAGAAGTAATTGAATGGATGACATCTATGAACCCTTCTTACATGATTTACATTTCAGAAGGAGTAGGTGCTTTTTACACTGACGGTGATGACGGCTTGATGTGGTTTGACCCAGATTGCGAAACTTTTGAAGAAGAAGGTGTAAAAGTTTCTGTAATGGGTAATTATTGCGATATTGATTTTGAATCAATGTTGGAAATCCACAAGCGTATTTCTGGTATAAATTACGATTAAAAACAAAACTATAGGAGTTTTAAAAATGAAAAGCCGACTTGATGAATTAAAAGAACAGGCGCAACAATTCCACAAAGACCATCCAGAAGTTTGGGATAATTTTGTAAAGTTTACATTCGATAGAATACAAAAAGGTTATAAAAATTATTCTGTTTACAGCATTATGGAGCGCATACGTTGGGACATGAGTATTGGCGGTGATGGGCTGACCGAATTTAAAATTAACAACAACATCCGGCCATTCTATGCTAGACGGTTTATGAAGCTGTACCCTGAGTGTTCTGGGTTTTTTAGAATCAGAGAGCAAAAAAGCGCATGTAAGCCAGCGACTGGGTTAAACCCAACCCCTAGGATGGTGAAATAATGTTATTAAATACTAAAGAAGATTGGCAACCTGAAGAAGCCGATGTGATCGCATGGCAGAGAGCCTACCCTGCTATCAATGTTCACCAAGAACTGGCCGCTATGGAGTCATGGTGTGACGCTAACCCTGCCAAAAGAAAGACTATCAAAGGCATTAAACGCTTTGTAAACTCTTGGCTTGCGAGAGCGCAGGATAAAGGCGGGTCGCCTCAAGCAAGATCGTATAACAAGCAGGATTCTTTACGCGCTAAGACTCTTGACATGGGGCTTACTGACATAAGCTGGCTGTCAGGCGATGAGTTTCAGAAGATGAAACAGTTTTATCTTGATACACGCGGCTTCTACTATGACGGGGAGTTAAAAAATGGCTAATAAGTTCAAACCGAAACTTGTTGTTTTTAAGGGCGAGCATGATTATTTCATGGATGGTCAATCTTACACATTTAAACAGTACAGCGACTGGACTCTAGAAAATTGTGTTGATGGTGGCGTAATGAGGGCAACAATCAAAAGCCGTCTTTACGGCCAACCTTATTGTTTGCCCAAGCATCTTGCACCAAAGCGAGAATTTATTTTTGCCAGTGAAGTCGCAAAGGAGGGCTATACCAAAGAAAGGCGAGAAGCAGTCAGGCTACAACCTAGAAATGAAACTAAATCCGAAAGGCTGTCGCAAAAATGGTTGAGGTCAAAATTATGACTCAAGGCGATCATGTTAAAATTAACGACAAGCGGGAGGTAGAGGCTAAACTCCCGTTTATCTTAAAGCGCATAGAATCTTGGGATTTTGATAACCCCTTGGTGGTTAAGCTAGAAAAGTACGAAAGCCCTAGAAGTTTGAGCCAAAACGCTATGTCGCATATCTGGTATAGGGAGATAGCCACAGAAATGGCAAAGAAAGGCCACAAGATAGATCACGCAGAACCAGATCAGGT